CCTGTTTGCTTTTGTCTTTATACCTGCATCGTTTAAATACTTTGCTATACCGCCATATGTATAGCCATTTTCTCTTAAGTCTACCATTTTTTTACACACTAACCACTCTACTTTTGTTGCTCCAAACCGTATAGAGCGATAAGGTCGTTTTCTAGCTGTTTTAACAGCACTGAAATTACTATCTGATGAAGAACCCATGCCGTACCATATTGTGCCTTTAAACGCCCTTTGCGGGCCTTTCATACCTATTTCTTCTTTAGGCCTCATCCTGTCTGTAATTCGTTTGCGTTATCTAGCGTAGGTCTCTCTAATCTCAAATCATCATCCCCTGCTTCATCTGCATCCAATAACTGCTGAGTGTCTAAGGTGTGAAAGAATTGTCTTATGTTAGCTGTGGAATCTTGTAATAAACAATTTGTAACTGAACCAATCACTGTTAAATCACCACCAGACATTATTTTTAAATCACTTACATTCCCAACAACTTCAAAATCTCCGTCATCAGGTAACACCGCAGGTGTCTGTTGAGCTGTGTGTCCTGTAATAGTAGTATTGCCTGTTGTAAGAGTTCCCGTTGCTTCTATTGATAAAGTGTCACCACTTGTAGTAACGCTAAAGTCAAGTGTTGAGTTTCTTAAATCCAGAGTTCCAGAACCGTTTACATCGACTTCTTTTACAGCTATTGTATTAGTATTAGCATTGAAAGTTCTACCATCCCCAAGTTCTAACTCTTGTGTAATTGTAAGGTCTCCTGTAGCTCTTGCTGTACAATTAGTTGAACTTGCTAAAATTACTCTTTGTGTAGTTAATTCAGGCAAATCTATAGTTCCATTGCTATGTCGTAAATTTAACATATATAAATCAGACAATGCAGTTGTCTTTACATCTGAACCTACTGTAAGTGTCTTTACTTCTCTAAATCTTAAAGCAGTATTAGTTGAACCTGAAGATGGCGACCTTAGTTTTTCATTAACTACTACATCACCATACACATCTAAAAGCGCACTTGTAGAATCTACACCATGCAACTCTGTAGTCGAGCCGTCATTGACTGTAAGATTGTAAATATCTTCACCACTAAGGAAGTTTATCTTTTGTGTTCCAGACTTAGCCATGACAAGCGTAGAAGTGCCATAGGTAAATGTTCCTGCTCCTGCCCAATTACTTGTCGAAGCTGAGCCTGATTGAGTAATTGCCAAATCAGCGTCAGTATGGCTACTATGACAATCATCCTCAACAGCACTGCCCGTACCTTCATTAAATTTGTAATAAGCAACTAATGAAGAATCGGCAGTTATCTCACTAAACATATTGGCCCGTATCTCGGTTTCCGTTCTTTCATCATTCCAAAATCTTACTTCATCGATATATCCTATAAAAGTATAAGCGTCATTATTTGCAGTCCCAATACATACTCGACTGCCTTCAGAGCCAATCGTCTCGCTACCAACAGTAGCCGAATAAATCAACTTTCCATCAAGATATATCTTTTTTGATGTGCCATTTCTTGTAGCAGCTACATGATGCCATTTATTATCAATAAGGCTTGCGTGATGGTCAGTTGTTAGTAGCACATCTCCATTTGTAACTCCGTTAATATCAAATCTAATTTGCCCATTCCAAATTGCCAGCCATATACCTGTCTCTTGGTCGCCACTTCCATTATGGAATATAGTAAAGGCTGGCGAGGTTGCCTCGACATTAATCCATGCCTCAATAGTAAAATTATCTATATCAAACTTTGAAGCGGAACTTGCTGACGCTTTAGTATTCAATGTGTTGTGATTAACTTCATCCTCTTGCTGAAAACAACTTGCGCCAAGCAGACCACCACTGGTAGTAAAATCTCCTGCACAAGTAAGTGTTCCTGAACCTGCACTTAATGTCCCACCTGTAGGAATAGTCAAATTATCTGTTGTAACATTTCTATTGGCAGAACTGTTATCAAATGTTCCTCCTACAAAAAAGTTAGTAATATCTTCCCAGTTCCAATAGGATAAAGATAAAGTTCCGCTTTGAACAAATATTGTAGCATCTGAACTTTGAAACCTATTTTTCCATACTTGAGAACCTGAACCTGCGTCACAAATAAAAGTGCAATCTGTAGAATCTGTAACTGATAAGTCTGGGCCTTCACCACCATCAAACACAGTTCCTGAAGTTCCTGTAAATATAAGTGTAGAATTATTTGCATTCATTGCACCACCACCGCTCAATACACCACTTACAACAGCCCTCTGTCCATTCAAATCTAAAGTAGAATTAGCACTTACTGTAAAAGCGTCAAACTCACAATCTCCTGCAAGTTGAATATTAACATACTCACCTGTTGTTATATCTGGATTCCAATTACAATTAGAAAGAATAAAATTTTGAACATTACCTGAAGAAGCATCTTGGTCCCAATTAATATCTGTTCCTTCGTATGCAAATGGATAAAGGCTTGAAGCTCCTCTAAGAGTTACAGTGTTATTCGCATTGCGATTTTCAAAGTTACCATTGTTTGTAACCGTACAAGCTTGACTTGAAGTTCCAAACGTCATATCTGCACCATCTTGAAATTTAAGATTTTTACCTGAATTAATTGTAAGTGCATTTTCAATCACTATATGTCCATCTGTTGCATTCTCTACAGTAAGCGTACTTCCATCGTGAATCCAATTATACAATGCCGTTGAAGCATCTACGTTAAAATCTTTTTCACTAGTATTGTTAGTTTCTAAAGTTCCATTATTGTGAACCCAAGTTCCTGCGGGTTCAAAGTTTCCTGCTATTTGCACTTTACCTCTTGGTGCTGAGAAAGTTCCGTTAGCTTCTGTTTCAAATTGTCCGTCAAGGTCAAGAGTGCCGTTTACACAACTTGCGTTTACTAATCCTGAACCTTGTGCATCATAATCTGTTCCTGTGCCTGAATCTTCAAAAGCACCTGCTGTGTTAGCGGTTGTTCCTGAAGTATAACCTTCATCAAGTTTCCAATGATGTAAAGGCGTTTGCGGATAAGAACCTGAATAAAGTGAAGATACTTGGCCGTCACTTAAATTATAATCATATAATCTTACATCTCTTATTTGACCATTAAAATAGCCACTATTTTCGCCTGATGACCAATGTTTACCAATTTTTGCACTAGTTGTTGTAGTTTGATTAATTTCTCCAACATTACTTACAGTGGCTTGTAGCACGCCATTTTGATATACAAATGCTTGGTTATTAGCACCATCTTGAACTATAGCATAATGCATCCAAGTATCAACAGTATGAACATCGCCAAACTCAACTTTTAATGCACCTGCGCTTGTATCTCGTAAAAAGTAAAACGGTTTGTTTGCTGTTGATGCAGTTAATCCTAAACTAAATGCAGTTTTTTGTCCTGAATCCTCAAACCCAGTGTTAAATATTCGGGCTTCATTAGCATTAGCGTCATTATAAACCCAAGCTGCAAATGTTTTTTGTGCAGACTCAGTCCAAGATTCTAAAGGATTATTTATGTTAATAAAATCGTCACTACCATTTAACTCAACAGATGACAAAGCCAAACCCTCTACCTTTCCTTGTGTTACTGTAAACGTTCCATCTGTCGTTGTACTATTATCATATACATCTACAATGTATTGGTCAAACACCCAGTTGCCATTGCTTAAAGTAGCATCATAATCTGTTCCCGAATCATCATGGTCTACAATACTTGTTCCTGTTCCTTCGTTGATTTTGTACCAAGCTTTTCTATTATCTATGCCAAACGTAGCTGAGTCAACATTTATTTTAGATGCCAGTTGTTGTATTTCTGCTGCTGTAAGTAAATCTCCAAAAAACTTTACATCTGCTATATACCCTTTCCATAAATTGGCTGGACTTGCAGAATTTTCTCCACCAAGCAACCACTGATTATGAGATATAGCATTTGATGATTTTGAAGAAATGTCTTGTGTAACTTGAGCTACACCGTTTACATACAACACAGCGTTAGCACTTCTGTCTAAAGTCATAGCAATATGTGCCCAACTATCTAAAATAGGTGCTAAAGCAAAATTACCACTGTTACTGCCGCTAGATACCTTAAAGAATAAATTAGTTTGATTGTGCCTTAATGTAAATCCGTTTGTGTTTCCTGCTTGTCCCCTTGATATAATGTGTAATTCAGAACTGTCAAGAGTGCTTGGAAACTTGACCCACATAGAAAAAGAAAAGTCGTTAGTTCCAAAGTCTAAATCACTAGCAGAAGGAATGGTAATGTAATCCCCCGTGCCATCTAAATACAAAGCACTGTCAAGATTTACATTAACGTTTGCTGGCCCTAAGTTGCCTTCTATTATTCCGCCCGTGCCTGTAAAGTTAATTGTATTGCTCATTGTATTGTGCCTCCTAGATTTCTAAGCGAACCTACTGTTATATCTATTGCGGACACATCAACAGTAGCTCCTGATTCTATAACTAAAGTTCCGAAAAAATTATGATTGCTTGTGCTTGTATCTGAAGCATTGAAAGATGAGGCTGTAAATCTACAGATACCTAATACTGTTAAATTACCTGTTGAACCATTAAACTGACTGCCTCTTAATGTTGCATTGTTAAGAACTTTAGTGTGTTCTCCCTTCCACTGCATAGTCCCAGCCGTTTGCTCAACATCATAAAATGGATTTGGTGTTGATGTTTGACCTGAAGATACCATTTCTACTTGTGGACTACTTGCTGTAAACTTACACAATCCGTTGTTGTGCGTAAAAGTTGCACCGTTATGAATATACCAACATCTGCCATTTACAGGCGCACCACTTGCTGCTGTTATAGTAGTAGTGTCACTTGTTGCGATAAATGTTCCTCCACTGTCAACTGTAAGAGTTCCAAAGTTCAATGGTGCTGTCATATCATTTCCTCCTGTGTTTGCACCAAGTGTAGCTCCGTTTGCTATACTTACATCTCCTGTCACTGTTGTTGTTACGGTGTCTGTGCCATAATTCATCAGCGTTCCATCAGTTATCGTCAAATCTCCTGCTACCGTTAATGTAGTGCTATTGCCTCTAAGTTGTAAAACTTTCGAGTCTGCATTTATTGTAAGATTATTGAATGTATTTGTTGCTGGATTTATATGACCAAAAGTACTTCCTCCAAAAGTATTAGTGCCATCGAAAAGAACTGTGCCACTATTGTGCGTAAACGTTCCTGAATTGGCCCACGCAAGATTGGCAGAGCTACTTGCATTTCCTTTAATAGTAGTAGTTCCGCTTGTTGCATTGTAAGTTCCTCCACTTGCTATTGTAAGACTTCCAAATGACATTGGCTTGTCACTATCATCGCAATCTAACTCACCTGTTACACTAACATCTCCATTTACAGTAAATACTCTAGTTCCTGAACTAAATTTAGAATTAGCTCCAACTGTTAAATTACCAGTAATTGTACAGTTACCATTTAATTTATCAATATGAGTGCCTGAACCTGTGCCTCTGCTAGTTGTAACGTTGTGTAAATTACCAGAGGCAAAAGTAAAGTTATGCGCTCTAGTGCTAGAATCTAATCCTATTAAATTTAACGTGCTAGTATTTGTATCAAAGTTAGCACTTGTGTCAGGAGTAAAATTAGCAGAACTTGCCGTATGAAAATTAATTGTAGATGTATCTAAGTTAAAAGTTCCACTACCTTGAAAATCACCTGCTTCTGCACTTGTAGAACCTAAATTAACAGTAGAACCGTTTAAAGTAAGTGTTCCATTATTAGTTACAACTCCTGCTACTGTAAGTGCATTGTTTTCTGTGCTTAGTTGACCTGACGTTATTGTAAGGTCTCCAGTAAGTGTTGGCCCGCCTGTTTGTATCTTTGCAATTCTAGCCGCATCACCTAAATTAATAGTTAAATCGTGTATATTTCCAGATGAAGGTATAATATCAAGATTAGTACTATCTGCTGTTGTTATATTTAAATTTAAATCGCCTGAAATAATACCATCTATGTTAACAGCATAATGTTCTGTACCGCCCGAAGCATCTCCTTCTGAAGTTACATTTAATGTAAATCCGCCACCGACAAGCGTTCCATTTGCTTGTATTGTAAGTGAACCTATCGTTCTTGTCTGGTCTAATACACAATTATTGATACTTGATGTATCTGGTATTACAATGTGTGCGCCAGTTGTTGGTACTGAACCTGTACTCCAATTAGCTCCAGTTGCCCAATCAGTAGAACTTGAACCAGTCCAAGTTGTATTCGACATTCACTAAACTTGCTCCGCATAGACAATAACAGTCAAATCTGCACCATTGCCTGTAGCCCTTACACATAGATGTCTTATTGGTGTTGTTGATATTGCCTTCAATGCATTACTGCTAGTTCCAACAGATATGTCATCTCCAACTTGTGTCCAATCAGAACCACCTTCAGAACCCGGAGAGTCTTTTAGACTTCCAAATACTTTAGCAGTTGCTGCTACAGAACCATCACTATTGAATATTTGTATTGCATATCTATTATACAATGCACAATCAAACTTGTCTAAGACTGTTGTTTCAGAGCCTCCCACAGCAGTCTCCGTATTGGAGAACGTTATTGCTGTGCGAGTTCTGTCTAGTCGCTGATTGCTTCTAACGACTGTAGAAGCCATTAGTCAGCCTTCCCTTTCTTGGACTTGAGTCCTTTCTTAGGCTTTACTTTTTCTTTTTTGGCTTTTGGTTTAGAAGGTCGGCCCCCACGTTTAGAGCCTTTGACGTGAGTCTTAACCCCTCCTCCAACTTTTTCTTTGCCAACTGTGTCGGTAATCTTGAAACAGGATTGCTTAGAGACTTCTTCAAGTAATCTCTTACTTTCAACATCTCTGGTTTGTCCTGCATCCCACTGATATACCGCCCCAGAAGGTAGCCGCCTCCAAACAGTCCTGTCTGATATGTTAGTAACTTTGACCATTTAATTAGCCCTCCTACTAACATTAAGCGTTCAAGTCTCTAATACTTCCGCTAGTGTTGAATTTGTAGACAATTAATTCACCAGCAGTAATGAATGCATATTCTCTGCTTAGTTTTTGCCTAATTGCCAAATTGGTATTGTCAACATAAGTTGTTGGTGCTGCCATTCGCATTGCGAATTGTGACATATCCAACAAGTGTATTCTTGAAGTAGTGTCTTTTGCTACGTGTTGTGAGATGAAAATTGGTATTCCATCATAAGAACCGACACGAGAATCAAAAGCTATTCCACCTTCTCCTCTTACACCGTTTAGATTTCCTGCTTGACCTTGTGCCAAGTCGTACCTGTAATTAGCTGTACCAAGACCGTTTCCTTGAACTTGCATAAGTTGTTTTAGGTTCTGATATGTATCGTGACCTGTTAACAAAATTAAGTCATCATAGTTTACACCGTTTTCTAATGCACCTTGAATTAAGGTATCTATCATAGCTAGTGTTAATGCTCTGTCGCTTCCACTATTGTGTACAACAGTTGCATCTGCCCATGATTCATTTTGACGTGTAAGTCCATACATATCAATGTCGGTTCTTGTCATCAATGCCTGAGCTGCTGCATCAGACATAGTTACACGGTCTAATGTTTCAAAGTTCTTTGCAGACTGTGCAGTGACAACATCTGCATCTGCTAATAACATTTGGTCAATCGCAAAAGCGTGTGCTTCACCATTTTCTTTTCTCATAAAAGCTGCTAGGTTACCTAGACCATCATCTGCTTCAGCCAATATCTCGGCTTTAGATGTCATTTCAAAAGCAGTTACAATCTCTTTTAGAGTTGCAGTTACTTCAGTAATCTCTGGGTGGTCAGTATCTGGGAAATTTCCACCTTCTCCTACACCGTTTGTTTGTGCGTGACGTTGTGTCAACACTCTCCAACCAGACTGTGTCCATGCTTCTTTCTTCAAAAGTTTAAAAACTTCTGACTTAGTATTTAACTGATTAAAAACCTTAGCTCCAAACATTGTGTTGTAAGCTCCAGCAGGATTGCTGCTGTCGATTAAATCGTCTTTCCTAATTCCGTACCTCTTGGATATACCAAGTGTTCCGCCATAGTAGGCGTTTACATATTCTTCAAAACTTATTCCTGCCATATTTAGTTACCTCCTTCTTCTAGTTCAGCCCATGACTTAGATATGTTCATCCAGTCAAATGCTTTTTCTTCTTTAGGAGCTTCAGTGGTAGGTGCTGGGGTTGCTTTTTGTCCCGTGTATACACCAATACCGTGTTTCTTTAATGTTGTGACGGCTTTGTAGAGGTCATCGATGTCGTCCTTCTTTTTAGGTTTCTTGTCGTCCATCATTTTTTCTTCTTCTTCTTCTTCTTCTTCTTCCTCTTCTTCTTCGTCTTCGTGTTCGGCTTTTTCTTCGTCCATCTTTTCTTCATGGTCCATTTTTTCTTCTTCTTTTTCACTTAAGTAATTAATTACTTCTTTAAGTTTCATAAGAGTAGCTTCCATGTCTTTTAGGACTGCTTCTTCCTTACCGACTTCTACTGGCTCATCTAATCCAGCGGTAATTTCCACGTCCTCTGATTCAACGATTTCTTCGTCGATAGCTTCAGTATGATTACCACCACAACTGCAATCTGTCATGTATATAGACTGAGAAAAGGGTATATAAGTAATTCAATCTGTCCGGAAACTAACGTTTTTTATTCCAAGAAGGTGTCCTTCCCCTTCTTAATCTTTCTTTTGGCTTAAAGTTACTTCTAGCCATAGCATCTCTCAACGCTCTACCTGATTGATTTCTTACTCTACTGTTTGAAAACATTGGACCTTGACCGGGAAACTGACCGGGGTCTCGCCATAATTCTGCACAAAATCCTTCTACATCTCTTACACTTTGTTGACCATCATAGTTTACTAACTTAAGTGCATTTCTTTTACAGTTTGTCATAAAAGCCCTCATACCTCTCTGCGTTCTGCCTGTCCTAGGTGCTTTAGATAATGTTTCTATTATGTCATCTAAGTGTTTATTGCTTTTCGCAAGTATATCTGACACATTCTTTGCACTCCACATCTTACAAGACCAGTATCTTGCCTTGTGTTTAGGTCCGGGATTAGAACAATTATGTCTTGCCCTAAAGTTTCTACGCCTTTCTGGGTCATCACGCTTTATATCCAAGTTAGGGTCACCAAACTTGACCTGTACAATGTTACCCTTGTCATTCTTTACATATACACCAAACTTCTTGTTCTCACCAGAAAGCCTGCGTGGTTTGTTTAATTCTACCTTCTTACCCTGATACTCTGCCTTTACTATTCTACTGTCTTCATGGTCTTCTATAAGTCCAAACTCAAAAGCCTCAACAGCTCCGGGATGTGGCTTATAGTCACCCTCCATAAGCATAGGACCATTCAAAGTCTGCATCCAATGATAACCTTTAGGTGCTTTTACCTTTAGTGTTTTATCTTCTGCCTTTTTTGTAGACTTGGGATGACCTGCGGGCAATAAATCGTAATCCGTGGTGTACTTAGGATTTGACGGCCTACCTGAACTTAGTAGCTTTAAGAATGCCTTGACACGACCTAATGCCCACTGGTCTCGGCTACGAACGCTAGGACGATGACTGGTTGAAAATGCACCAGCACCTCTACGGAACACTGCTTTCAATGCTCCCATGTTAGCCTTTTTCCCTTTAGCGTTACCAACTTTCTTGTTGTGTTCGTCTCTGTAACCTTCTAATGTTTTAATATTTGCAGCACTTAATTTTATTCCACCACGCTCTCCACTAGCTGTACCTTTTGGATTTCTAGTACTACCTGTCCTTCTCTCACTTGGCTTTGCAGGAGTCTGTGGATGTCTACTTTTCTTTTGAGGAACACAGTTAGGTGTTTTCTTACCACCCTCATACTTAAATCCTACCATTTCATATCCTGCCCAGCATGGTTTTTTCTTTAGAACTTCCAATATTCCGTCAAGCTCTTCATTCATTTTACTGAATCTTCTAGCTTGTATTGCGCGTTCTTGATTTACTGCACCTGCTCTTGTCTTGTGGCATCCTAGTAACCTTCTATCTTTCTTAGCATATAGACAATACTTGCCATTCTTGCGCTCTATTATCTTTTCTACCATGCCTTCTATTTCATCTAGTGTTACTTGTTTTGTCACCTTTACAGGTTCTTCTGCTTTTGCTGCTGCTACTGCCGTAACAGTAGCTTCTGGGTTAGCAGGCTTGTTACCAACCCATGATACGGACCAAAGAGACAACTCGGAGATGTTGTTGTGGCAGACGTCTCCTTCGCAAACCTTCTCTTGTTTCTCGGCCTCTCCCCTAATAGAGGAGCCGCCCTTGTCACCGTATATCTGCATCTCTTCCCATACTCTATCATGCATAGGAAGCCTGTTGTGTATGCCTACACGTATTTTGACTTTACCGTCTTTTACCTTATATGCAAGAGGTAAGCCTACTGGCATCTCTTCATGCTTGTATGAATAAACTCCGTATTTCATATAGAAATCCATAGAGTCTTTAATCGTCTGTGTTTCTATCTTGTCGTTCTGTTTGTCGACGATAGGCGAGCTAATAAACGTTTCTAAAACTCGGTCATTGTACCACTCTGGTCGATAGACCTTCCACTTAGTATTATCAGCGTCTGCCACAACCTAACATTTGATATGTGTATATAAATAAAACGAACTTTCCGGAAACTAACTTATTGCTCGTAATGCAGCCCTGCGAACTGCTGATTCTAATTGTTCTCTATTGTATGGGTCAGTAAGTGCATTTGTCATTGCAAACGTACCAAACTCAAAAGGTTGATTATCTTTTATCGCTCCTGCTAATTTAGCCGTATCTTTAAAACCATAATTCTTTGCATAAGCTCCTAAATTACTTGGTGACTTTTTATTATTATATGCTGGTAGTTTTTTTATATACCCTCCATACTCAATAAAATTTATTGCAGGATGGTCTGACTTCAATCCTAAATATGCATAGTTGCCACGCCTGTATACTATAGCTTCTATGCTGTCACCAACAGAACCTTTTACTCTATCAAATTGTTGATAAACATTAAACTCTGCATCATCTCTGTTATCTTCTGCGATTTCTTCCATACCTTCTCGCATTATTTGTCGCCAGTTACTTTGTTTCTTGTATAAATTTATTGAACGTACAAAATTCTTGCCGCCACTAATAGAAAGCTTCATTTGTATTCTAAAACTTGTTCAGCAGAATCGTCGCCGTACTTTTCTTTCCACTTCTTAGCAATATACTTTTCTGCCTTTTTATAATATGCAACCCTTGCTGCTTTTTCTCTTTGCTCTTTCATAACTCGTGGCGCATTCTTCCATTCTAATTC